TAATGCTATCGGTAAACTCGATGAATTTAATAAGAAGATTCAAGAAACGAGGGATATTGTAATGCAGACCAGTGGAGCCTATGGAGAAAATCTTGATGCTTTGACTGCTCAGACCTCTGCCATTGCCGATACATTCAATACAGATGCAAAAAGTATAACGGAAGCGGCAAAAGCAATCTCCAAACAATTCGGTATCAGTTTTGAAGAAGCTCTTGGCAAAGTAGAAGCATCATTAGTTGAGGGAAGAGGTAATGCCAATGATTATTTGAATAAAATTAAGGAAATGCCTGCCGCATTTAAAGAGGCAGGAGATGGAATAAGTGATCTTTCGGAAGACAATAAAAGGCTTTTAGATAGTAACAAAGAACTGGCAATATCTCAGATCAATGTAGCAAAACAAACTAAAGATATAGTAATTAGTTTTAAAGAGCTGAAGAATGCTGTTACTGGTCAGTTGATAAAGTTTGTTGTTGCTCTATATGATGCTTTGAAACCAATCGGGATGGCTTTCTACGATCTCGGTAAAGCGGTCTATAATTTTATAGCTGCTATCGGTGGCATCTTTACGTCTGGAGGGCAAGCTATTAATGTAATTGATCTTTTCGCTCAAGCGTTAAGGCTTTCATTTGCCCCTGCCCAATTTATAATAAGCATAATAACTGGTATAATATCAGTAATGACAAGGTTTGCGCCTATTCTTGTGGCGGCTGGGGCTGCGGTTGCAGGATTTACTCTTGTAATGAATTTGCAAAAAATATCTTTAGCACTTACAGCGGCAGCACAATATTTGTACAACGGAGCGGTGGCAGCTTATACCGTAGTGACAAACATAGCAAAAGCGGCACAATTAGCATTTAATGCAGCAGTAAAAGCAAATCCAGTAGGCTTAATAGTTGGCGGACTTGTGGCGGCTGGTTCTGCAGTAGCGGCTTATACCTATGCAACATCTGAAAGCACAGCAGCAAGTACAGCAAATACAGCAGCTTTAACAAAAGAACAACAAGCAATAAAAGACAAAGCAGAAGCAGACCAAAAAGCATTAGATGATAAATTAAAAGCCGAGCAGGAAGTATTTGATAAGGAACAAAAGATCGCAGAGGATAAACGTAAAGCAGATGAAGCGGCAAAAGCAGCTCTTGACAAATACAACCAATCAGTTGAGAAGCTTAAAAATGATCGTATAAAATTCCTTAATGATGAGCTGGCTGCCCAGAAAAATGCTCTGGCACTTATTGCAGATCTCCGCTCCCGATACATTGAGGAGCAGATAAAAAATATTAAAGACGATCAAGAAAGACAAGTAAAGGAAATTAAACTTGGAGCACAAAACCAAGTAAAAGCACTTGATGAACAGCTCAAAAAACTGCAGGAAGAAAACCAAAAAAGATCTGCTGAGGGATTGAACCAACTTGAAGAAGCAGTAAAATTATACGGCAAAGGTTCTCTTGAAGTACAAAAAATCAGAGAAGATAATGCAAAAGCTAATTTGCAAGCATCTGAGGAAGAGAAAGCAGTAGCAGCTGAAATCGGGAATATAAAAGTTGAGGTTCAGAAAAAAGCCAATACCGATATAGAAAATCTTAATGCCAGTTTCAGAAAAGAGGATCTCGATAAAGCGAAACAAGCTGCAGAAGATCTCAAACAGTTTAGGGATCAGATCTTGCAGGAGGAACAGCAGTATATTGACAATGTTTCCGAGATGCGCCTGCTGAAAAATAAAGAAACTTTGGAGCGCAAATTGGCTCAGGAGCAGGATGCCACAAAAAGAGAAGAGATCCTCCGAGTAGCGGCAGAGAAAGAAATAGTAAACCAAATAGCCACTGCTAAAAACAAACTTCAATCTTTATCAGATGCGGAGGCGCAGATACTTGATGAGCAGGGAAATCTCCGAGTAGGTATCACTCAGTCAGAATATGATGCCATTTTACTCGCTAAACAAAAATTGAATACTGAGATTGCCGAGCTTGAGGGAAAACAGACTACAAACACAAAAAAAGAGGCTCAAGAGCGATTAAAAGCAAATGTTGATACCTTTAATGAGATAGTAGGATATTTCAAGCAGGGAATAGACTTATTGAGTGAAGTAATCAATGCGGCAAACGAAAGACAGCAGGCACTATTTGATGAAGAAATAAGTAGGAGCCAAGAAAGGCAAGAATATCTTCAAGAGGAAATTGAAAATAGTACTGGATTACGTAGGAGATACTTTGAGGAAAATTTAGAAAACGAAATATCTACTCAGAAAAAACTTGAAAAAGCAAAAGAAGAGCTACAACGTAAAGCGGCAAAACAGCAAAAAGCCTTTGCTATTATACAATCAATTATAAATACTGCTTTGGCAATTTCTGCAGCCTTAACTACTATACCTCCTAATCCTGCGGCACCTATTATCGCAGGTATTATTGGAGCTGCCCAGACTGCTATTATTGCAGCACAACCGCTGGCAAGAGGCGGAGTAGTCGGTAAGCTATCTGGGGAGGTTGTTCAATTTGCAGGAGGTGGCAGAGTTACAAGCTCGGGTAACATTACACCTCTTTCTAATGGCGATAATGTTTTGGCAACTCTTAAAACTGGCGAAATTGTACTAAACAAAGACCAACAAAGGAGTATAGGGCATAATGCTTTAAAAGCGGCAAGAATCCCTAATTTTGCAAGTGGGGGAGTAGTTGGTGCGCCATCTGCATTTTTGTCAGATCGTATGTCTGCAATTACTGAGGAAAAAACACGTATTGAAACTATGGAACGTCTTATATTTGAAACAAGTAACCGAATAGATCGCATTCAAGTAGTTTACACTGCCAGTACAGAGGATTCAGTAGAAAAAGCAAGGATAGAACGTAAAGAGATAAAGGCAACCGCTAATTTTTAACCTATGTACACCAGAGAAATACCCATAGAAAACAGAGCGGAAATAAAAGAGATTATGTCGAGAATGACAATGCTTCCAGCAAGACCAGATCTCGAACGGCTTTTCTACCTTTATTATCGGTATGTCAAAGTGATTTCTAAAAATGAAAATGCTCAAAAAAGGATGCAGAATGATCTTAATTGCGGATCCTGCAGAGGGAAAGTTATTATGTACTTTCGAAATATAGTAGACCAATGGTAGAGAACTTAACAAGGGACAGAAGAAGAAACTCGCACCGACTTTTCTGCGCTTACGTTGCTCAGGATCTGCAGAAGCTTGGAGCCATTCCAGAGCTAACTGATATTATTCGTCACTTTGTTAGGTTCAATATTATTCGTCAAAGCATTATAAATCGGTATGTAGTGATAAAGCTATACCCAGACTATTTAGAGCGGTACGATAAGAAAGATAGAGCAGTAAACGAGATGAGTAAGGTTCTTCCTCTGGAGCCTACTGCGATTTACAATATTCTTAGTAATCATTACGCATATTTCCATCCTAATAAAATCGATTTTTAGTTAGCCAAAAAATATTTTTAAAATAATTGGCTTAAAACTTTTTTTATATCATTATTTATTATAAATTTGTGTAACAATTAAGGGAAACGGATTTTAAAACTTTATCAAAACTAAAATTATGAAAACTTACGCAGCTTGGACACGCAAAGCAAAATCAAACGATCAGTTTTGCACACAAATTATTGAAGCATCTTCTAAGAAAGAAGCAAAGCAAAAAATAATAGCTGGCAACAGAGAGATACAAAAAGGTAGTGAAGTTTATCTTTATTAAAAATTTCTCGAGAGGGCATAATTACAGAGGTACGAGGATTACAGAGGCTCGAGAATTATGCCCTACTTAATAACTACTGATTTAATAAATAAATACTCATATTATTATAAAAATATAAATACTCATAAAATGAAAAATAATATGCATCAAGCAAAATTTTATTACAATGAAAAGCTGATACAAGTTAGCGCAAAATGGTACAAAGGAAGATTAGAAACCAGATACGAGCCTGCAGAAGATCCGTTCTTTGAAATTTATTCTATTTATATTGATAGTATAAATTATGCAAATGCTTACGATGAAGAACTGGCTATTTTACTCAATACTGATGAGCAAGAAATACAAGATAAGTTTTGGAATACTTGTGAAAACGAGCTATACAAGCAGGCAAAATAAAATATTTTAAAAATAAATCTTAAAATGCTTTTTTATTTCGTTTTATTATTATAAATTTGTGTAACAATTAAACGAAAAGTAATCAATAACCACTAAAATCTTAATGAAATGGAAGCGCAAACAAAAATGACCAGTTATGTAAACGCAGCAAGATGGATTCCGACTTATATGACTGAAAAGCACGAGAACCTCGATCTTGGTATTGAAGTATTTTGGAGTGCCGAGCAGCTGACAATGATTGCCTATGCTGGTAAAGCTAAAAATTATAGCTATTTTCTTAAATATAGCACTTTCGAGCAGATGGAAACGGCTATTATCACATTTGTTACCAATATCCAGCGTAACGAAGCTGCCAAAAAAGAGGAAAAGAAAAAAGCTCTGGAAGCTAAAAAGACTTTCGATATTACCGAGCATTTTAAGGCAGGAGATATCCTTGTAGATACTTGGGGATACGAGCAGACTCAGGTAGACTTTTATAAAGTAATAGAAGTTTCTGGAATGACTTTGACAGTAAGAGAGATTTGTTACCAGACTGTAGAGGGTTCAGAATATTCTCACGGAATGGCTGACGAGGTAATGCCTTATGATGTAATTGTAGAGTCTGAGGCTGCTTTTAAAGTCAGAATAAAATGCAATAAAGATGGATCTGCCTCAATATGCCAGCCAAAAAGTTACGGATATCTCCGCAAGTGGGAGGGAAGAGCAATGTATCGCAGCTGGTACAACTAATATAATTGGGGGGGTATATCTCCCCCTTGTTTTATAATCTATAATTTCAAAAAATATGAGTATTTATATGAAGCCTATTGAAAGCGATCTCCATTACGCTTTTTGCAATATTATTCAAGATGGGAAGCTACAAGAAAACTATTTTGTAAAAATAATGGAATACACTCATCCAGACTCAGCAGTACCAAGAGCAAGAGTGCGATATGAATGTGAAGATTTCTTTGTGCCGAGAGAGAAACTCGTAAGACCGATAAAGCTTAGAAGTGATATGCGAGTGCAGTGGGATGGATTTAATATTACAATATTGTCCTATTTTTATAAACATCCGTATGATAATTACTGCAGCGAAAAGACTCCATTTGTAATTGAGAAGATAAATGCAAACGGATTTGATCTTGACAACCTTGAAGAGCTTGCAGAATTTATTGTGAAGCCTTTAGAACAAGTAGAATCAAAGATGCTTTATCAGATGCTTAGTTATGTAGATGAATTACCTTTTTAAACCACAAAAAAACCTATTATGAGAACTATCATATTAGATCATCAAGATTTATTTATATTATGTTACTATCATTTTGAATTAGAAGAGGCATACCTTGAAATATCGACTATCGAAAAATTGGGTGATGTATTATATTTTTTTGATTTTTCGCTGGAGCATAAAAATGAAATAATAAATCGTTTAATGAAGTCCACGTATAAAGACAAAAGACCAGTCTATTTATTGCATTGGTATAATTCATTTGGATACTTAGTGCCAGAAAAAATAATTATATAAACCACAAAAAAAACAGATTATGAGAACTTTTATTTTTGCTTTAATATTATCCCTCACTTTTGAAAAGATCGCTGGACAGACAGCAAACAACGTACAATCTGATACTATTTGGTGTATTCAAGTACTCAGTACTCGTAATCCTCATTTGATAAAACCAGAAATGGTATCAGCTTTCCCAGATACGGCAATGGTTGAAGAGTCTGCAGGTTGGTATCGGATCCTATTTCTGTATAACGATAAGGAGCAGGCAAATCTTTATTTGCATAGTTGGCAGCGGCAACACGATAATGCTTTTATAATGTTACGCAGTAGATCTGACATAAAAAAAATGTATCCTCTTTTTTCAACTTTGTAAAAAATAAATAATACTGTTTACATCTACTAAAGGTAAAGGTAAAGGTAAAGGTAAAGGTAATTAAGCCTCTCAGAAATGGGAGGCTTTTTTCGTTTGTTCAATAATCGTAATTTTCTGAGTAAACAGTAACTTATATTTGCTTTGCATTCTGTAAAACGAATCTAATAATATGGCTGTAGAATTAAATATTTTCGATGAAATTGGCTGGGATGCCTCAAAGGATAACGTAGTAAGAGCGTTCAAGGATGCTGGAGGTCAAGATGTAATTATCAATGTTTCCTCTGGTGGCGGTTCGGTATTTGAAGGGTTATCAATTGCAGGTCTTATATCTCAGTACTCAGGCAAAACAACTGGCATCGGGATTGGAATAGTAGCATCTGCGGCAACTATCGTTTTATTGTCTTGCGAAGAAAAAAAGATGCTCCGTAATTCGTTTTTTATGATCCACAACAGTTGGGGTCTTGCTGGTGGAGATGCAACCGATATGGAAAAGTCTGCAGAACTGCTTAAAAAAATCGATGAGCAGATGGCAAAGATTTATACCGCTCAAATTAAAAGTGCTGGAAAGTTGGTAGACGAATCTGAGGACAAGACTCTTGCAAAAGTCAAAAAAATGATGGAAGCAGAAACTTGGCTAACTGCAGAAGAAGCACTCGATCTTGGTTTAATTGATGGCATTGTTGAAGAAGATAAAAAATATAATAGTTTATATCAAGATACTTTTGCCAAAGTAAGAGCAGAAGCAAAACAGTTTAAAAACATTCCTAAAAAAATCGCATCAATGGCATCTGAAAAGAAAACACTACTGGAGCAAATGGCAATCTGGCTTGGTTTAAAAGCTGAGATTACAGAAGATACAGAGGTAAAAACGGAAGTAAATACAGAGGTAAATCAACCAGAAGTAATAGCGGAAGTAGAACCAGAAAAAGTAATTGCGGAATCTGTAACCGATAGCGAGCAATCAGAACTCGAAACAAAACTGGCAGAAATCAAAAAGCAGGTAGAAACAAAGCAAAAAGAGCTCGAATCTATTGAAGCAGAAATTAAAGCAAAAATAAATTATAAAAGCGAGCCAAAAATAACCGAAGCAAAAGCTGAAACTGGCTTTACTCAAGATCAAATTGCTCAGGCTTCTGCATTTATTAACTCACTATTCAAAAACTAAAAAAATGGCATTCTTAAAAGATAATTTTTTTGTAGAGGGAAATAGCGAAGATGCATTTTTCTCTCGCACAAATCCTTTGGCAAACGCTGCAAACGCTGAAATTTTAAAAGTAGAGGAGTGCGGAGATTGTGGCATTGAACTCGTTGTTGAAATTACAACAGCTGGAGGAACTACCAGTATCAACTTTGATGCTCCTACTTCTACTTATGCAGATTTAATTGTTTTAAATACTCAGTTTACTGATGGTAAAGGCAATTTTGCAACTGCGGCTGGAAATGCATCTTTAGATACGTCTGCATTGGATAGCACACAAACTTGGACTGCTACTGTTTCAGTTCAAATTAGAGAGGGCGGTATTTTGGGCTGCGCTTGCTCTAAGAAATTTAATTTTAGCTACAATCCAGCTGATGGTATTCAGATTGATACAAGAGAAATTGGTATCGGAATTTTGAGAGCATCTGCTACGGAGGGAGGAACCTATAATCTTACTACGATTGCGGCTGGTGCTTTCCCAGATGGTGGCACTTCTGAAGACTTTGATTTTTATGTTAAAAACATTGGAGTTAATGCTTTAAGAATTGCAACTGTTACAGTAACTGGAGACGTTTTAACGGCTGTAATTGATACTACTTTGCTTGGTGGCGATACTTTATTTGCTGGCAATATTCGCAATATTGCAATTACTATTGATTCAAGTGGAGCGGTAGGGAGTTATTCTGGAACGGTAATATTTACCTATACAGATGGCAGTACCGAAACGATTACGATTACTTATACTTTAGCGTAATCGCTATTCCATCTTAAAATAATTCATTCAAAAAATAAAAATTTAATATAATGGCTACATTTGAAGCAGGTCAATTTAGAATTGGTTTAGTAGGTACTCAGGCTCAAGAAATGCTATTCAAACCAGTGTTTTTTGATGCAGAAATTGAGGATATTTTTGACGTAATGGTACTGGTAAATAAAAAGCAGCAAATAGGTTACGTAGGTCAAATGGAAGATATAATGCAGTTGGCAAACGGCTGCGGATGGACTCCAAAAGGCGCCCTATCATTATTTGAACGCTGTATAGATACTGAGGAAATCAAAGTTAATGTAGAACTTTGCTATGATGAATTTTTAGGTACTGTTTACAAACAGAAACTTAAAGCAGGTACTCAGAGCAGTAATCTTGAGGGTACTATCTTTGCTCAAATCTTAATGACCAGAATGCAGCAGGCTCTTAGAAAGCAGATGCTCAAAGTTGCATTTTTTGGTAATAAATCAAGTACTGACGATGCAGTTAATGTAACGGATGGTATGTGGTCGGTTTATTTGCCTCAGTTGGTTGCAAACAACTTGATACCTTACATCAACTCCAATTCGGGTACTCCACTCGGTGCTGGTGATGGTATTGACCTTTTGACCGCAGTATGGGAAAACAGCACTAATGTACTTTCTGCAGTTCCAGAGGCTCAAAAAGTATTTATGGTTTCAGCTAACGTTTACAGACAATATCTGCAAGACCTGCAAAATAATGGTGTAAGCTCTGCGGCTCATTTGACGCTTTTGACCGATGGCGCTCAGCGTTTAACGTTTAACGGAATCGAGGTTAGACCAATGTATGATTGGGCAGCTTACGCAGCTCAGTATCTCGGTATAGCTGCAGATGCAAACTTTGTACTTTACACTGAGAGAAACAATCTTGTATTGGGTACAGATATTCAAAACCCGATAAATCAGGCTATGGTATGGCACGATGAAGAAGAGGAAAAATTGAAAGTAAAATCTAAGTTCTATCTTGGTTTTAATTACAAGCATTCCGATCTCTTTACAGTTGCGTATTAGGATCAACTAAAAAATATAAAAGCGGAGGGTAATCTACTCCGCTTATTCAAAAAGCAATAAACTCAATAAATATGAGCTGTTTAACAACTGGATTGAGCATTTCTTGCGCCAATAGTTGCGCAGGTGGTGTCGCTCGTTTCTGGCTTGCCTCTAAAGAGGATATTACTGCACTTACAATTACTGCAGGAGAAGTCACCGCTATTACTATGGTTGCGCTTACTAAGTTTTACGAATTTGAGCCGTACCAAGAAACTGCCAATTTCACTGAAACTGGTGAAAGAGCCAATTGTAATACTGTAGTGACTCAGGTTCTCGCTGCGATTTTTCCTTGCCATACTCAAGATACTCGAGATGCGATTGCAGAATTGCAGGATTGCTGTTGCGGATTCGTGGTAATTCACGAAGAAAACAACGGAACTCGCTGGATTTGGGGTACTCCAAAAGATATTACAAATCTTGGCATTCATTACGCTGCTCAGTTGACAAACTTTGAAACTGTTACTGGTACTGCGATCAATGACCAGAACCAAACAACTATAACGCTAAACTCCAGAGGTACTGTACAAGCTTTGCCTCTTGCTACTGCGGTAGTTATTCCAGTATAAAAATTTGGTTATTTAGTTAGGGAAAAGGGGAGGGAGAAATTCCCTCCTTTTTTGTATCAAAAAAAAACTACTATGTATAAAGTATCTGATAAATTTGCTGGATGTTCTGTATTTTGCGATAAGTTTTCTGTAATTTTGAAGAGTGCTACTCAGGAACAGCTTGAGCATCTGTTTCATTTAGGGCATAAAGGCATAGAATTTATAGGCAAAAAGTCTAAAAATAAGCCGATAGACAACTTTTCTAACGAAAGCAATACAGAATTAACCAATGAGCAGAAAGACTCCGCAGAATAGGCAAACAATCGATAACAAGCAAATAAATGACGTTTATGCTTGGGGTTCTTTAAATATGGGATTATCTCCATTCAAAACAGATGATATTTTTAGGGAACCAAGCCGAGAAATGCTCGATAATACGGTTTGGGAATATATTCCTTTTTCTACTTATGATCTTTGCAGGTTAGATAGATTGCAGGCAATATGTAATAATAGTCCTACAACCGCTGGAATTATTGCTCAAAAAGTAAATTACTTTCTTGGAGATGGATTTTATGCGGTTCCAAGATCTACAATGAGCTTTGTTTCAAGCTCAAAAAGTATAAAAAATGAACAGCAGGAGATTACAGAAGATCAATTGCAAAGCCTTGATGATTGGCTTTCGAGTTTATCTCCAGAAGGTGAAAACATAGAAGAAATTACTCAAAAAATTGGTAAAGACTTTGCCAGCTTTGGTAATGCTTTTATTGAAATTCAGCGGATCTCAGTAGGAGCTACAAAAAAGTACTATGTAAGACCTTTACCAATAAACTGGTGCCGACCTAAAAAAGCTACTGAAAACGAAATATACCCGACTCATATTGGAGTAAGTTCTGAATTTGAAGAGTCTTGGGATATTGTTCCAAATAAGGTTGTTAATTTGCCTATCTTTCCAGTATTTGAAAAAACTGGGGGGGTAGACAAATCAATAGTACACCTTAAAAATTACGAACCTACATTAGTTTACTGGGGCATTCCAGATTGGGTATCTGCAAAGTTATGGGCAGAGCTTGAATATCGAATACCAAAATACAATCAGTCAAAGTTCGAAAATGGATTTACTCCGAGCGCAATAATCAGTCTTTTTGGTAGTGCTAATTCAGAAGAAGCTCGTAAAGTTGTGCAGGCTATGAAAGATTG